GTCTGCTTTCACCATCCACGCATCGAAACCACGACGGATAACCCTGCGCGCTGCATTTCGGTATAGGGATTCTGTCTGGCTGCTGTTCTGAATAGAGCGAACCATACCGTCTAAGGTAAGGGCTGTTTCTTTGTTGGCTTCACCAGCCTCTGGCTTGACGTTAGCGCCAAAGTCCATATCTTCAATATCAGCCATGATTGATTCGATGATTGGCGTGATCTTGTCGAAGGTGTAACGCGGTCGCTTTTCGTTGTCTAGCTGACTGGCCAAACCGTCGTCCCACTGCCCATCTTCATCCAGTACAAAGCTGTCGCTTCTAATGGCGTTTTCACGTTGGTCACGATCAGATAATTGGAGCCGTTTAAGCTCTTCCATCCAATCTCTAAATTCATCACTCTGCTTTTTCTTTGCCATTATCCGCTGCTCAGTACAATGTTCTGTTAGTACAGTGACTTAAATACAATGTCTTGCTGTTTGTTTACGTTGACTGGTTCTGCTTTAGTCAGTGCCAGCGCATCACCCTCGTCTGGTGAATAGCCATACTTCTGCTTAATTTTGTCTTTCTTCCACAATACTATTCTATCATGGCTATCACGGTCATAAGGTGAGGCACATAAGTCAGCTTGAAGGCTGTCGCTATCGGGAATCTGAACCTCTACGTTCTCATCACTGAGCCATAGATTGATCTCCCCCCACATTTCCCCACGCTTGTTCTTATACTTCTTATCGTTTAGTGGTGACGATCCGAAAGCAATAGACTTAACCCTGTCTTCATATCCAAGTTCGTGCAGCCTATCCACGATCTCAGCACCACCACCAGCATCAACAAACATCATATCTGGAACCTTACCGGCTTCAGGGCATACCGTATCAAGCATATCTATACACTTAGCTACCGCCTTTCCCATCGTGTTTACAGCGTCGCCTGTCCAGCTTCGTAGGTCGTATGCCTTTCGCCCATGTCGCTTTATCATGGAGAATCTATCGCCGCCCCGTGATGGATCAACGCCAACAATCAATGGCCCTGATCCTTTAACCTCTGCCTTTCTTGCTTTTGCTACAACTTCAGGTCGAATCAGTCCATCTGCGCCGCTGGTCTGGAATGCTTCAGCAGCGTTGCATGGGTATTCCTGCATAAACGCTACATCGCCATCTGTACCATCTGCTGATAGCTCGACAATCTTCAGTCTACGCCAATAGATTTGCTGGTCGGTTAGCTTGTAGACGTTCTTTAGCTCAATCTCGTCATATGTGCTTACGAAATCATCCGGTATAGTCTTGCTGTACTCTTCCTGCCAGAACCAGGGCACGAATATCGCTATGAATTCGCTCTGTCCGGCCTCTGCCATCTTCCATTGAATATGATAGAAGTTACCCACCCCGTTAGCGGTAGACTCATAGATGATCTCTGTATCGTCTGCATCCGGTACGGTTTGAAGTATGCCTTTAGCGTGTTCACTAGCATTGGCCCAAAACGCTACCTCGGAACCGTGAAAATATTGATTGGTCTGTGATCGGCCTACTGTTTTATTTCCAGCGGTTCCAACCTTATAGCCTGAATCAAGCTGTGAAAATATCAGCTCTTTTGCGTTACTTGCAGAGGTTTCTGGCTTTACGAACTTAGGCAGGTTTTCAAAGTACCGCTTGGACATATCGAACAGGTTTTGCGTTGCGTCGTCTTCGTGTGTGAGGATGAACGCCCTAACACCTTTTGAGTGAGTTGTACGCCACATGAACCGACCACCAATGTAAGTGGATGCGCCCTGTTGTCTGCCCTTCAAAATTATGGCTCTAACCTTGCCTGTTTCTTTGCGCTGTCTCTCTATCTGTTCGTGAATGTATAGCTGTGCTTTGTTCAGGCCGAACGGTATTACACCCTCGGCTTTTGATCGTATCTTTAAGCAATTCCTGGCATAAAACTGAAAATCATCTTTCAGCCTTTGCCGCTTTGCTCTTTGGATATCATCAGTCAAGGCTATCTAACCACTGCTCTTGGGTTATCTCGACAATGCCTACTGTTGTATCTTGCTTGTCCGAGTACCCGTGCTTGGTTAACATTAGCTTTGCCATGGTCGAATTGTAGTCCCCTGTAAGGCTTCTACCGAACACCACAAGCTCTTGATTTGTATGAATTTCCTTTAAGATGTCCGCAAACTCATTGCCATCTTCTTTTGACCAGTCGTAAATGCTTGTTTTTGAACGCTTTATCGCTATACATAGCCCGACTACCGAAGGAACGGCATGATTAAACTCTTTCTCCCACCCACCCCTTGTATAAGCCCATGCCTGCTCTACTACTTCTGGTGTATAGGTTGTTGGTCTACCACCTGCCATTAACAAGCCTCCCCTATGGTGAATGTAGCCTGATCTGAATGAAACTTTTTTGGTGTAGCGTCTACATATACTCCGCAAGCTGTCCACGTTCCCGCTACTGTGAAGTCTGTTGCTAGTGTAGTGAATTGCATGTAGGTTGATGCGGTTAGTGGGCCTAAATCAGGGTCGGTGATGGTTGATGCCGGTGCTGTAACCCTGGGATTGGTTATGGTTGTCTCTACCCCATCGGGATCGGTTAGCTTGATCGTTAGGGCTGTGCTTGCGCTCATATCAAATGAGGCTGCTAGCCGGAATATCTTGCCTATTTCGCCAACTTTAATAGTCATAGTGCGCCCTTATGTGTTGGCTGTTCCGGTCATAACGCCTGATGCGCCAAAATCAAAATCAAAATCATTGTTCACAACGTCTATGGCGGTTGTGCCGTCTGTTGTTAGGTCAAATACCTGATATGGAAAATCAGTTGCGTGAGTATCGTTATAGACAATCAAGCTCCTGATATCTGTCGGGTTGCTGGCGTTCTTTGATATCGTAGACAGTGCAGCTGCGTCAAATGTTGATATTGCGCCTGATCGGGTAAACGTCACACTGGTTAGCGTTACATCGCCGCTGAAGTTGCCGCCGGTCGTTGCCGCGTATGTGCTTACGTTTGGGTTGCTGGCCGTAATGTCCACCGAGGCATAAGCCGTAGCAGTAAAACGAGCCTTAAACACATCGCTAGAATTGTCCAGCTCTTGGTTCCCTGCCTTTAGCGGATAATCGTAGAACTGTTTTGCGTCGCCCTGAGCCATGATAGTGCCTTAATCGTGTTGGTTAAATTGCGCTCTTTACTGTTTCGCCAGTGCTATCAATAAACCCACTGACCGCAAGTGTTGTTATTATATCACTTTCTACGCCTTGACCGTTTGGATCAATAGCGCATTTTGTTGTTGTGGTGGATTCGTCGATCAGTCCGGTAACACTTACGCCTGACGAGTCAATAAATCCGCCTACTGACAATCCCTCTCCTAGTACCGCGCCTATCGTTACGTTTCCGCTTACAGCCAGCCATGATACGTTGGCGGTTTCTCCTGTTACTGATATCGTTCCACTCAGAATAAGCGAGCCTGGAACCGACACCCATTCGCTTGCTACTGTCTGGCCCTGTATCGATATGCCTGATGACAGCGAGACTGTTGCGGCTTTCGCACTCCAATCTGCGTTGGTTGTTTGCCCTACTACCGTTATTGCTGGCGTTAGCTCTACTGATCCAGATACAGATGACCAGTCTAAATTAACGGTTTGTCCCGTTACTACTATTCCGCCCGCGCCGCCCTCCTCAATGAGTAATACATCCGCCGAGCCCGTCTGAAGTAATAAGTTATCAGTAGACCCCTCTTGGAGTAAGAGCTTATCACCGGCGGCCATCAGCTATCCGAATCGCCATCAACAAATCCCACAAACCTCAATACGTGGACTGTGCCCTTGTTCATTGTAGAACCTCAATAATTGATAGTATGGGAGCGTTTGCATCGTTTGTATCCCACGTTACATTCGCGCCGGACGTTTGAGTAATGCCGCCATCTATTACATCTCCCTCAGCGAATATAAAGCCGCCACCGGCTGATGGAGCCAGCCTCGAATTACCTACCGACGAGTACAAACGCTGTGTGCGAAGGGTTGCCGCATCTAATCTAATGAATATTTGCACAAGCTCGGTAGCATCCATAATAGCTGGTGACTGAGCCGCCACATACAGAGAATAGTTGCCGCCGCGCCGAATCACTGCCCTGTCGTTCGATAGGTCTGCCATACCACCTACGTCATACTGACTT